AATCATGCTCGCGTAACTTCCTTCATGCTTGGTGGAATGTAATGGCTTTTACTTATGTTGATCCGACTGGAGTGGATCGGGATAAAGTTCGGTTTTTGATCCAAGATACTGTTGATGCAGGTCATTTTTTGGAAGATGCAGAAATTACTTTTTTATTAAATGAATGGGCTGACGTGTACGAAGCGGCTGCTCATGCTGCAGATATCATAGCCTCGAAGTTTGCAGGTCAAGCAGATTATTCAAAATCAGTCGGTGATTTATCCTTAAGTGAAACCCATAGTGCACAAGTAGAACGTTTTCATAAGATAGGCGCCAATCTACGAGCCATGCGCCATCGTCGCTATACAGTTTCGTGGGTTGCTAATGCCGAAGCGTTAAAGAGCACTGCCGATAGAACTGTTGATACCTACAACACCGATTTCTATGCCGGTCAATACGACAACCCAAGAGGATCTTCAGAAGGATCAAACATTGACTAAAACTTTATGGAGTGGCCCAACAGGTATCGACGCCGCCTTTAGCGAAATGATGCCTGATACAGTTATATTCAACCCAGAGTCCTCAAAGGATAAATACGGGAAAGCAACTTTCGGCTCAAATATAAGCGCTCAAGGCCGTGTCGTCTTTGATACAAAAATAGTCAGAAATGACTTAGGAGAGGACATTCTGACAGGCGGACGTGTCTATCTATACGGGGACTATTCAACTATTACATTAGGACACAAAATAACTTTACCAAATGGCATTTCGCCCGTTATTGTTTCCGTTGAGTCTAAAAAGGATACAGCCGGAGTTCATCACTCTGTCGTACATTTTGGTGTCTAAATGGCAAAGCCCATGCTTACTATTAGAGGCATCAAATTCACTAATATTGAACGATTACAGAGGCTACTAATTGAGGGTGGTAAAAAGGCCGCCAAAGAGGCCGCAAAGCGGCTTAGAAACGAAGCACAGGAAGTTTTAGCCAAGTCTAGGGACCTTGTACCAGTTGATACAGGAGCGTTAAAAAAATCAGGGCGCGTAAGGCCAGAAACGGGAGTTTATACAAACGGCAAGAACATGGAAGTTTTGATCACTTACGGATCAACAGCAGTTGAATACGCCATTTATGTTCATGAAGATTTAAGTAAGAATCATCCACACGGACAGGCCAAGTTTTTAGAGATACCTCTTATACAACAGTCGCATGGGTTAGTTGATAGAATCTCCGATAGAGTCGAAAAGGTTTTGAAAGAAGAGTTAGGCAAAGCATGATTCTCGAAGCGTTGGGCGATCATCTAAATGGAACATTTGGTCTGACTCAAGGGACTAATCTGTTCCTAAGTAAAATGCCGGATACACCGGACTTGTGTGTAACGATCTATGAATACGAAGGAACTTTGCCAACAGAGCACTTTGGTGGTAATCCATACGACGTGGATCAGCCTCGCATACAAGTTGTGTGTCGTGCCTCGAGAGACGATTACCCAACAGCGCGCGATAAAATTAACGACATAAGAGGCTCGTTGGCGGATCTAACGGACATAACTATTTCCTCCACGAAGATATTGCGTGTCGCTTCCGTAGGGGCTTTTATTCCTTTAGGCTTGGATGATAGAGATAGACCGCGTGTTGCTGCTAACTTTCAATGTTATGTGGAGAGATAGTGGAGTCGCAGGACCCTCCTAAAGATAAGTACGGGAAAGGAGCCGGTAGAGATGACTTCCCCAAGTGCTGGCGATGCGGGCGTATCCTTGCCGAGTACCTCACGATCCCATACTCGCTCAAATGTTCGAGATGTAAAGCCACAAACCAGCACACTTAAATCTCAACTACAAGATTTGTTAAACAATCCCGGCCATTTAAGAGGGGTCGAATGTTTTGTGGGACAAATAATAAAACTATTAGACCAAGAAACATCACGGATATTTGTAACAGCGTTGAATGATAAAAGAGTAAGACACGTGGACTTAGTGAAAGTTTGCGCCGCGGAAGGATACAAAATGTCCGAAGCGACCATGCGTCGCCATCGTGCTGGAGGGTGTAGGTGCTCTCGATGAGTTTTGATGAAAGATTAAAAAACTTAGTAGAAGGTACGAAAGAAAAAGAATTAGAGGTCCTTAGAAGAGACAGAGAAGCCCAATGGCGCCCTGGTGTCCAATGGAGAGGCGAAGAAGGTGAAGTAACCACAGCCGCTATGTTTGTGGATCAACACCCTGACTGGAATGCAGTCCTAGAAGTCTGGGATTTAGACCCAACAAAGTTCGCCGTTATTGAACCAGTTTTATTTAACGCATGGGACGCTGCGATTGGGAATGGTGAGACAAGACGCATGCGGCAATACAAAGCCAAAGTAGTGCGGAGAAAGAATGAAAATCTATTTGACATAGATGCACTACGAGAAGAGATTAGCAAACACAAACCTAACAAATCTAAAGTCATAAATGGTGAAGGTGTTTACAATGTGGTCCTATCGGACTGGCAAATAGGCAAACCAGAAGGAGGCGGAACACAAGCAACTGCAAACCGAGTCCTTAATGGTATTACATCCGTTTTAACTCGTGCCAAAGAATTACGGCGTTGTGGGAGGTCAATAGGAACTCTACAAATACTATGGGTTGGAGATTCTGTAGAGGGGTGTTTGGGACATTACGAGCAACAAACTTTCGGAGTAGATTTAGATAGACGTGGACAAATAAACGCCGTGAGGACATTATTATTGGCGGCATTGAGAAAATGGGCGCCACATTTTAACGAAATAAAAATCTGTGCTGTGGGAGGTAATCATGGAGAAAACAGATCCACGAAAGGCAAGTCATTCACGACCTTTGCCGACAATGATGACCTTCTTGTTATTGACCAAATCAGAGACGCCATGGAGTTCAACAAGGAAAGTTATGGGCATGTTAAAACTATTATTGCCCCTGATTATCTCAATGTCACTATTGATACTTGTGGTTGGATTCTTGGTGTAACTCACGGCCATGTAGCCAAAGAAAGTGGCACAGCAGAACAGAAAATGAAACGTTGGTTAGAAAGAATGTCATTAGGCAGACAACCGATTGGGGACTGCGACATACTTGTATCCGGCCACTACCACCATTTAAGAGTAGCCGACTGGGGTAGCGTTCAATGGCTACAAGCGCCAGCATTAGACGGAGGATCAGAATGGTTCAAACAAATAAGAGGAGAACAAAGTCAACCGGGCATCTTAACGTTCCTGACGTATCCAGAGGTGAAAGTGAAAGACTTACAAGTTCTATGATTACACCACAGGAGATAGCCGACCACGCAGTTAGGTTAGTTAGCGGCGATAGGCAGAACGATTATGGACACCCTTTAGATGATTTCACAAGGGCTGGAAAGATATGGGAAGCGATCCTTGGGATACCAGTAAGCGCCGAACAAGTGGCATTATGTATGGTAGGAGTTAAGATCGCCCGTGAAGTTAATCGTCAAAAATTGGATAACACAGTTGATGGGATAGGCTATTTTCTAACTCTTAGTATGGTTCAACAGGAACGCGCGGAACGCCTTAGGATAAATACCCAACCGACATGATACTCTTCATCTTGAACGTGTCCTTAGAGACCCCAACCGTATTCGTGACCTAGAGTCCTAGCGGAACTGGGGTCGTGCATGCCAAGAGGAGGCAGTAATGGCCCAGTATCGCGCACTGGTTGGTATCGACTACCCACCAAATAAACGTGTGGAAGCCGGTGAAGTTGTATCGGACTTACCTGGTAGTTCAATTAAATGGTTGCTCGAAAGTAACATCATTGAGTCAACTGATGCAAAGTCAAAAATTAAACAAGAAGAACCCTTAAAAGAATCTCTTTCGAAAATCGACCTCTCCGATGGTTTAACAACAGAAGAAGAAGAAGTTATTTTAGCAACAGCCAAAGAAATTGAAGAGGAGAAGAAATAATGCCGACTTTTCGTCATGGTAAAAATACAGTCGCTTTACTTAATCAGTTTGACTTCACTAATTATTTCAATTCAGCAACTTCTTCAAATGAAGTAGAACTGCCTGAAACTACAACCTTTGGCTCAAGCACAAGGTCATACATCACGGGAATCAAAGAAGGGTCAGTAGGACTTGAAGGCTTATTTAGTGGAGGCGCTCTTGAAATAGATACGTTCTTCAATACAGCCATCAGTTCTGATTCGAATATAGTTTCAACTATTGGCCCAGAAGGAGCCGTAGTTGGTCGAAGAGCAGTATTACTTAACGCCAACGAAACATCTTATGAAATAACAGGAGGCATTGGCGATCTAGTCGCCATTTCAGCCGAACTTCAAGCCTCAGGAACTACTGGTGGTTTGGATAGAGGAGTGTTGTTGGCAGCGCAAGCCACAATCTCTTCAGCGGCTGCAATTTCAAGTGTGGACAATGGTGCTTCATCATCAAATGGTGGAGTCGCTCATTTACACGTCACAACTAACAGTCGTGATGGTGCATGTACTATCAAGATCCAACATTCGGCAGATAACTCTACCTTTGCGGATCTAGTTACGTTCACAAATACAACAGCAAGCACAACAACATCTCAAAGAGTTGAAGTCGCTGCTGGTACGACAGTAAATCGTTACTTACGCGCAAACGTAACGACCTTTGGTGGGTCAACCGGCTCGCTAATAATCACCGTTGGATTCGCTAGGAGATAAACAATGCCAACATTTCGTCACGGTAAAAACACCGTATTCAAAATCGACGACTCGGGTGGAACGCTAAGAACGATCAGCGACGTGCTGAACTCTGTTTCGTTTCCTCGCGAAGTCGAAACGCTAGAAACAACCTCGTTCGGATCAGCAAGCCGTTCATACGTTGTTGGATTCGCCGATGCAACTATTTCAATTGAAGGTTCCTTTGACAGCACTGTAGATGGATACCTTGCAGGTGCAGTCGGTCACGAGAGTTCACTTTCGTTTGAGTTTGGACCAGAAGGATCAACTTCAGGTTTCGTCAAATATACAGGCGAATGTTTCCTAACAAGTTATGAGGTATCAGGTGGAGTGGGCGACATTGTTGCGTTCTCAGCCGAGTTTCAAGTAACAGGTGCCATAACTAAGTCAACATACGCATAATCAATAACAACTTAATAAAACATTCAACCGAGTCCTAGAGACCCAGAAAAGAGAGCATCGTGTCCTTAAGAGACCAAATATTTGCAACAAACGATATTCCAAAGGAAACTGTAAAAGTTAAAGAATGGAATATCGAAGTAGAAGTTAGAGGTATGACTGGTGCGGAACGCACTCGTATCCTCGACCTTGCTATGGATGAGAAAAATGGAGTAAATCTTCAAATGGTTTATCCAGAAATCGTCATCTCAACAGCGTTCGACCCAAGCACAGGAATACAGATTTTTACTCCTGCCGACCGAGCGGCGTTGCTCTCTAAATCAGCCAACGCGCTTGACACATTAGCAACTGTGGGTATGCGCCTATCGGGTTTTACTCAAGAGACTTCCGATGAATTGGGAAAAGATTCGTCCGCAACGGCTACAGGAGATTCGTCTTCGAGTTAGCCGAAAGGTTGGGTAGGACCGTCAACGAATTATTAAACGGCGGTCCTTCTCATCTAGCCATTTCGGCTATAGAACTGGCGGAGTGGGAAGCGCTCGAACAAGTACGCGTTTGGGAAGCCGAACAAGCGAACAAAAGAAAGAGGTGACCAATGGCTGACTATCAAATTAAAGGTCGGATGAACCTTGAGACAGGTCAGTTCCTTGGTGCACTTAAAGGTGCTGAAAAAGGTTTGGGAGATTTCGCCAAATCTAACGCCAGCGCATCTGCCAAAATAGGATCTTTTGGGAAAATACTTCGTGGAGTTGCCACAGGTGCCCTCGCCGTATTTGTAACAAAACTTGGAGTTGATTCCGTTAGAGCGGCGCAACAGGCCGGAGCCGCGCAAGATAGATTAGCCCGCCTATTAACAAATACTGGTGGCGCTACAAGAGAACAAATAAAAATGTTGGGGGATCAGGCTAAAGCCTTAGAAGCCTCGACTGTAGTAACTGCTTCAAATGCAACCGTAGTTCAATCACAATTAGCGACCTTTGACCTAGCCGCTAAAGAAATAGCGACATTAACTCCTGCTATTTTAGATTATGTCGTTGCCGAGCGCGGTGCTGGTGCTTCTACTGATGAGTTTCGTAGTCTTACTAACGGTCTGGCACAAGCCTTAAATGGCAACTTTTCGTCATTGACTCGAGTGGGCTTCGTTTTAGATGACGCTACAAAGAAAACAATTAAGAGTGGAACAGAATCGGAACGGGCACGCGCTATCGTTGATGTATTAAATTCAACGTATAAAGACTTTGCCGCCACTGCTGGTGGGACAGCAGCAGGCGCACAGATAAAATTAAAGAACTCGATAGACGCTGTTAAAACAGCATTTGGTGAGGCTTTATTACCAACAATACAAAAAGTTCAAGGATTCATTTCCGCGAATCTAGTTCCTGTTTTATCTACCTTACAAGCCAAGTTTGCGGATGGTAAATCAATCGAAAAGTTTATCAACTTCATCGGTATGTTAGGCAAGAATATAATTGACTTCGGTAAATCTATAGTACTAATTGTCGGCCCTTTATTTACTGGCTTATTCCTTCCAGCCATAAAATTAGCCATAGGAGCAGTCATTGGTTTTATCAAAGTATTAGGATCAATAGGTAGGTTTATACAAAAAAACATTGTCGTCTTTCAAGTACTAGCAGGTGCGGTTGCAGCGTTAGCGATAGGTATTGGGGCTTACATACTACAAGTTAAAGTGTATAACGCCGTATCTAAGTTGATGATCGGGATTAGCGCCGCTAAGGCATTGGTACTTAAAAAAGTAACTAAGGCTTTCAAGGTCTTAAACTTCGTGATGAAGGCGAACCCAATTGGTTTCGTTATTGGTTTATTAGCGGCACTAGGAGCAGCCTTCGCTATTGCTTGGAACAAGAGCGAAACTTTTAGAAAGATAGTTGTTAAGGGCTTACAAATCGTTGTAAATGGTTTTGGTTATTTAGTCGGCGCTGTTGGTAGCGCCTTAAACTTATTGGCAAAGATACCAGGCATTGGTAAGGCCTTCGAAGGTCCAGCCAAATCAGTAAATGGGTTTGCTAATGATGT